AAACGAATTTCTTCAGTTTCAGTTGTTGATAACTTGTTAATAAGTTGTGATATTTCTCTATCTAATTTATCTTCTTTTTCTTTTGCTTCTTGATATTTACCCCACTCATCTTCATAACCTTTTAAAGAATCTATTAATAAGGTTATCATTAATCTTTCCTCATCCGCAGATTTAAATTCAAATTCTTGTTCCTTGATTCCATCTTCTACCTTATCTTTTTGTTCTAAAATAGTTTGAGAGTTTTCCATACAGATATCACAATCTTCATTGTATTTGTGTTTATCTAAATGGTCTTTTCTCTCATACAAAGAATCTAATTTTAATTGTATCTTATCTATATCCGATTGTATATCTCTTAACTTTTCTTTTGCATCTTTTAATTTTTGGATTCCTTCTTCTAAATCTTCCTCATCAAATTTATCAATAATTTCTTCTAAGGTAATTTGTAACTCTTCTCTATATGTGATTCTCTCTTGTATTGACCCCTTTGTGGTTGAAACTCCATCTTTTTTAATTTCAAGATTTTTTAATCTTTTTTCTAACTCTTCTATTGAAACACCACTATCAGCATTTAACTTTACGATTTTCTCGTTTAGTTTAATAATTTGTCTATTTAGTAAATCCTCTTCTTCTTTTAAAGCCTTTTGATTTAACTCTAAAAGTTTATACTCAGATTTATCAGTTTTAAGTTGAGTTTCAATCTCAGCTAATTTTGTAGTAAAATCATCGGACTTGAATTTTCTGATAAGTGTTGCATTATCTCGATTCTCATCACTCGCCTTTTGATATAATTTATCAAAAATATCTACTCCAATAAATTGAGAAAGGATTTCCTTTCTTTCACTTTGTGATTTATCGATAAAGAGTGCATTGTTTCCTTGTAGGGATAGAGCAGTTAAAACAAAATCCTCAAACTTACCTAAGTACTTTTCTATATTCTTATTAGTATCTTTTCTTTGTTCACCATTAAGTGATTCTATAACTCCACCATCTTCTTTCCAAAAATCTACATCTACTTTTACCGATGTTCCTTTTCTAACATACTTAGCTCTTCTTTCAATAAAGTAATCTACTCCATCAATCTCAAAGTTAAACTTACAATAGAAGTTTGTTTTGCGATTATTTAAAACATTCTTAGCAAAGGTTGTCCGAGATGTTTTATCATAGATACAGAAAGAAAGTGCATCCCACATAGAAGATTTACCACTCGCGTTTGGTGCGAAGATACCCATGATACCTTGTGCCTTATCAAATCTGATTAAGTTATCTTCACCATAAGAAAACATATTAGAGAAATTAAATGTCTTGGGTGTCCAAAGAATGTTACCAGCAGAATCCGAATCATCTATCTGTCCATTTAACTCTGAATTGATTTCTGCTATCTTATCTAACTCATCATTTTCTAATAGATACTGCCTTTCTAAATAATCTCGTATTAGAGAATTTTGGAATGTTTCATCTTTAACATTACCAACAATATTTTTATTTACCTTTTGGTTTGTTTTTAATTGACCAATCGTATCTGTTCTTGTTACAGTAACTTCAGCAACTTTAAATAACTTTTTAAGTTCAGTTATTTTTCGTTTCATATCAGTTGCCTCTGTATTGGTAAACCGCAATCTTAATCGAGGATATTTTGGAAGTTTAGTACCAACCTCATCATACACCCATTGTGGAATCTCACCATTAACTACATCAACAGTTAAGAATCCATAATCATTATGTATGTGATGTTCGGTAAAGGTTCGAGTGGGAACATCCCAAAGTAAGTAACCATGATTTTCAAGTAGTTCACCATGATTCTGTTGAATCATTGAACCTGCATAGGCAACCCACTCATATCCTTCACCAAAAGTTTGTCGTTTGTGTATATCTCCTAAAAGGGCCATATCAAATCCATCAAACATATCTACTTGGAATGAGTTGGATGATACAGTATAACCAATATCGGTCTGTGCTTTGTTTACTGGTCCATGAAATAAAACAATTTTGTTTTCTCCTTCTATATCATCTCCTTTGGGCCAGTTTTCTTTATTATCCAATATGGAATAGACAACAAAAGTAAGATTGTGAATATTGTAAATACCAGTATCTCGAAGATAATGAATCCTATCATTTTTAAGATTATCAATAATGGGTGTGAGTACATCTAATCTATGTGAGTTGTTTAAATTACAATCGTGGTTACCTGTAATTAAGATGGTTTCTCTTAGTTTTGCACATTCAGTTAAGAACCAAGAGATTTCTTGTACAAGTTCTGGTGACATCTCAGTTTTTGCATGTGCAATATCACCAGCTATATAAATGAGGGAATCCTCAATCTTATCTTCTTTAACTTGTTTTAAAAACTTTTTAAATACCCCTCTATATTCTTTGTGTCTTTGGAGATTACGAATATGTAAATCTGCCAAATGGTAAATCTTGTTTATTATCATAAACCTTTTAATTTTTGTGATATGATATCACCAAATTGTGTTTCTTCTGTATTTTTTAGAATTTTATTTACTTGGGAGAACCCCATCTCACCAGCATCTTTATCTGATGGTTTAATATTTTTTGTAGTGATTCCTTGATTTTGGAATTGCATAGTATAATATAAAGCCTGTTCTTGTGCATCTTCATCTAATAGAATATTAATATTAGATACACCCTTTTTATATATAGTATCGTTTAAAGTTTTTGGAATAAATTTACCAAGTAGAGGGATTGCATTTCTTTTCACAGCCATTGCATCAAATACCCCCTCTACTAAAGTAATAGGTTCATTCCAATTTATTTGGTTTTCAAACATGATAACATTTTTCGAAACCGGCGGATTTTTATATTTAAATTTTTCCTCATCGAATACAGAACGTGCGATGAAGTAATTAAGTCGATTATCCGAATCATAGGAAGGAATAATAATACGATTGGAATAAAGACCAGTATCACAATACCCGATATTATATTTTCTAATATCTTCTGTGGTGATTCCTCGTTGTTTTGCATACTCTTTCACCTTTCTGAACGTTGGGTTTAATCCCTTTGGTTCTTCTAATAGTGAACGAAACTCATTTGGTAACCTTAACTCTACCTTTTCATCTTCGGTATTGTTACTATATACAACATAATCATCACCATAGATTTCGTATATCTTTTTTAACTTACGAGAATCTACGTGCAATCTTTTTAATAACCTTTGAATGCGTTTTCCTTTTGCATCACATACCCAACAATGCCATTGTTGAGTTTGTAGGTTTACTTGTAGTTTCTTTTTATGATGATGACAAAAAGGACAATAGTGGGCCTGTTCATCTCCTTTTAGAGATGTACCCGGTCCCAATACATCATCTAAGATGTTTATAACTTGTTGTTTATCGTGGTGTGATAACATAGCACACTTTTAAATTTATACAAATATACGAAAAATATTTGATATATCCAAATTTATTTTTAATAATTACCTAAATATTATTTTCCATTATAATATAGGTAACATACAAATATACGAAAAAATTTCCACTATTCCAAGTCTTTTCTAAAAAATTTTCCAAGAAGATTATCATTTAATGAGTATTCATCTGCAAGAACATTATGTGCAAATTGTTCTTGTAATTCGTAATATGTGAGTGATTTTTTATTTGAACAGAAGTGGAGTATTTCCAATTTTAGTTGGTTATTGATATCTTCCCGTCTATCTTCTTTCAAAGCTACTTCATTTTCGTGAAACCACATTCTTACTGTGGGGTTAGATGAACGATATGATTTCCAATCAGATTCTTTGGTAACCATTTCGTATTTTTTCATTCTCTTATCTTCAAGAGCAGCAATTTCTTTTTTACCGAAATTTCTTTTACGAACTGAAACTACTTGTTTTTTTCCAATATAATATTCATCAGTTTTACCATTTGTTATTTTGTAAATAAACCCAAATACATCTTCGGGCATATCTGATAATTCGGTTATTAGTTTTCCTTTATATGTCCATGTCATAGTTAAAAATTTTGAAATCATCTTTGTAGTTATCCCTAACCCAATCTTTCATCCATTCTTCTGTATAAAAACTTTTGTAGTATTTTTCTTGTTTTAAACTTGGATGATTATCATATATTGGATTTCTATTTAGATGTGGTATGTATTTAACATCCACATTTATTTTGTTTAAGATAACCTTTGCATCGTTTGTAAATTCTTCATATTTTCCAACAAAATTAATTTTTTTAGTATCAGTTTTTCCAGCACTAAAATAATAACTTTGCGGTAATATCCATAAATCATTTAAGTTTATTGTTTTTAAAAAATGAGAAAAAGAAGTACTATATTTATTTTTTCTCACACCATGTTGCCAAGCTGAAGTTAATCTTGTAAATGGATTTCTTACAAATGTAAATATAAAATAATCATCTGGCACCATTCTAACAGAATCATGTGCCGTTATAAATTGAGTGCCTTCTTGGTTTGATATAATATTAGTTATTGTTGTGCCACCTGTTTTAGGTATATGTACAAAGGCCCATTGATTGGCATTGTTTATTAATAAACTCAAAATTTATTTTTTAACGAGATACTGAATCAGAATATTTTTTTTCGTTAAGTTTACCACCCCTAGCCTTTGCTAAGTTTTCTTCATTTCTTAAATCTTTTCCACCATCTAACTCAATAGGTGTTTTGTCCAAAGATTTATTTGGATATTTTGAAAATTCTGATTTGTTGTAAAGTTCTTCGATTGAAGCCATAATATTTCTCCTTTTATATAATATAAATATGAATTAAGTATCGAAACGTACAATAAAGTTTAAATCATAATCTGGTAAATTCTTGATTGGTGTAGGTAATTTTGCTACAGCAACCATATCTCCAGCATTATCATATAATCCTATTGTAGTTACATATGTTGATAAATAAGAACCAGTTGGGTCTATTGATGATGAATTATAATAATCATCCCAAGAACCACTTATTGAACTATTAACCGAACCCACGAAAGATTCTTTTCTTTTTATATCTAATACTTCTTTTATTTTTTTAGTACCAGCTGGAATTCCATTGTAAACTGCAGTTGTATTAAAATCATACGAACCACTTAGTGTTACTTCAACCGCTGATGGATTTTGTGAATAGTTAAACTCTCCAGCTTTTGCTGTAATTAAAACTTCGGTTTCATATATAGTTTGAGTACTTCTGAAATTTAAGTTATATGAACTAAACGCAGGAGTATCAACCGTAACAACTAACCCTTCATCATAAAAAACATTTCCATATTGTAATTCATCTATATCCAACCCATCAAAATCTAATGGGTCTGCGGTTTGTATAAACGAATTTTCTAAATCTATCTTAACTACAAGAACTGAATCTGTATCACTACCAAACGTTAAAACAGCAATACCACTAAATACATCAAAAGATGTTATTGTACCCGTAAATACTTCAAAATCATTATCTTGGATTACAATTGTTTCATCTTCAAAATCTATACTAACCAGAGTATAGAGAGGAACGGTAGATGTAAGATTCCCTGTTCCGTTATCTGTATATGAAACATCATTATCTGTATCATTTAAAATAACAGAGTTTGGTTTTATCTGTTCACCATATTTTGATTGTGGTATAGATATTATATTAAGTGTGTTGGAATACCTTCTATCTACATCCAATCTAGCTATATTATCAACCGAACCAAATAATGTAAATGGATTTGCATTTTGATTATAGTATTTTGCTCTTAAAGATTTATACAATGGATGTATATAAACTCCTTGTTGAGAAGAAAAAGAAGAGCTATCAAAAAAACCACTTTCGGCAGAAGCTGATATAATGGGGTAGTCTGAATTACTAACACTCCATTGTTTATATACAGGAAAACGTCTCCTACTTACACTTGATTTTGGTATTGTCTTTAACATATATCTAATACTCCTTCATATAAATATACAAAAGTTGAAAACCCACCTTAGTTTAGTAAACTACTGTTATTTCCAAGATTCTTTTTTAAATAATCTACAATAAGATGTATCCTATACTCATTACTATTATTTTTTACCGAATGAAGTTTTGCGTTATTTATTTCCCAAATTTCCCCTGGTTTTAATATCTTTTCCTCATGTCCAACAGAAAATATTATATCGTCATTCGTTTGTAATGGAATATGAGTTCTATTACATATAAGTAAAGATTTCCCAGCATCTTCATGTTCTAATATTATAGAGTTTGGTTTTAATCTAGCTAAAAGTACTCTTAGTATGTGACCATCTCCATAATGTTTTTTATATATGGAAAGTAATGTATTTTTAATACTATCAAAATCTATTTTATTATAGTTGTATTCATTTTTTTCAGCAATTGAATTATTTGCCAAAGAATCGCCATCCCATAACACACCTATTGAATGTGTATTTTGGTGGGCCCTACCTCTTAAATTTCGTGAAACATCTCTTAACCAATCATCTTCAGTAAATGTACTTAACTTATCTACTACTTCTGTAATATCTATATTTCCTAAAAATTTAAAGTTAAATGGTAAATATTTTTTTTCCATAATTCTATAACAAAAAAAAACCCCCACCTAAGTGGTGAGGGTTGTTTTTATAGGTTAAATTTTTTAAAAATCAAGTTTAACTTTTATTAGAACTTCTTTATCAAATGATTTAGCGATTGGTTGTGAAGTTTTAGCTACTGCAATCATTTCGTTTGCATCGTTTAATAATCCAATAGTTGTAATAAAAGTTTTTGGGTCTCTTTCAAAAGTTGATTCTGCAAAAGAACCATCATTACCTGTTACAAATGTTGGGTTGTTTGAAAAGTTAAATTCTCTATTTGTTGCTCTTACAAAGTAGTGTGATGTAGAAACATTTTCAGTTCTTCTTGCTTCAAAGTCTCCACCACCTTCAATTGCATTATGTAATAAGAAATGATTCTTACCTTCATAAGCAACACCACTATAAAGTGAAGCTCCTTGATTAGAACCACTATCTATTGATGTTCCAATCAAATCATGAACTGCAGTTGGATTAAGAACTACCATACCCAAATCTGGATAAAATAATCCTAAACCTTGACCATTTGAAGCAGTTAATGTATTAACTGTTGCTTCTGATTCAGTTCCTAAATTAAGTGAACCACTACCTACATTAAATATTCTACCCGCCTTACCAACTGTATCTGAAAATTTCTTACCACTATCATCTATAAGAGTTGAGATACCATTAGAACCAGAAAGATTTAATGACCAGTTTCCAGCATCCATTTTTTCTTTGTATCTGGCACGTGATACATTGATTACATAGATATCTTCTGAATCATGAGTTCCTGCTGCTGAAGATGAAAAGAAAGTAAATTTATTATCATCTTGGTCTAATAGGATTGAACGATATTGTGCATAAGTTGCTTTAGATGCTAAAGTAGATGTATCATCGTTTGAAAGAGATACAGAACCACTACCTAATCTATGTCCATAAGCAACAGCATATTGTACAGCTGCTGATGAATCAGTAGATGGGTTAGCATTGTAAACATTAAGATAGTAATCTGAACTTGCAGCTACTGCCTGAGTAGATGATGTATAAAAAGAAGTTAAACTTCCTGTATCACCACTCCATAAACCAGTAGTTACTACTTCAACTTTACCAGTGATTTGGTCAAATTCACCAAATCTTTTATAGATACCATTTGCAATCTGTCCACCAGATGCTCCTAACTTATCACCACCACTTAAATATTGGTTGATGATGGATGCTAATTGTTCAGAAGTCAAATTACCTTGATTATCAGCAAGATAGTTTGATAATTCGTTTGTTAAATTAGAACCCGCTTGTCCTGTTATTTGTGCCATTTTATATTATTCTCCGTTTTATGTTGGTTGTACATATGTTACTGTTACTGGTATTGACTGTGAACCACCAGTTTCGTTACCATACACCGTAATCGTTGTTCTAATTGTTTGAGTAATGTTTGGGTTTGGAATAAAAGTAAATTGTAATCCAGTTTCAATAGCTGCTGTTGCTGTAATCTCATCTCCTAAGAATGATGGTGCTACTGTTCCAGCGGCTAAACCACTACCAACTACTGAACCTGCATTTTTGTTAGCAAGAATTACAGTATATCCACTTTGTGTATTTCCACTTGGTGAAGTTGTTGGTGAAAGAGTTACTTGACCAGAATTTTGATTTACTGATATTGAAGGGATACCGAACTCAACTTTAGGAATCTTAGTAGTACCTTTAGGTAAGGTAACTAATTTGTATCTTAATACTTGAGTTTCATCTGGTGATGCTTCCGTAATTGGAATCGCACGAATTGCTGCATCATAATAAGCACTTCCTTTTGGATGTGCTGGTTCGTAAAGGGTGTAATCAATTTCATCATCACCTAAAGCGAACTTTGTGATGTTTAAACCATCCCCAGCTGCTAACTTCTCTCTACCCTTCTTAGTGAGAATCGCATCTACTGTGATTTCCGTATTATCTAAATAAGCCATAATTTAAAATTCCTTGTTATTGTTCAATATATAAATATAAGTATTTTGTAAAATTAATTACATAACCATTAATCAACTTCCAAAATTGGTTCACCACTACCTCTTCCACTATCAGAAACTCTAAGAGTATTAGGGTTAGTAGTAAATATTTGAACAGGTGAACCACCATCTAAGGTAGTTGCACTTGTTTGTTTTGAACCATTAAAAAATGAATTTTCTAAACCAGTAGTTAAATCTCCTACATTTCTATAATGTAAAGGAAAATAACCATCAAGTGGTGTAGCTGAAACAATATCTCCTCCACTTGGAGCTTGTGTTTCTAATCCATTAGAACCAGTAAAAGGTAAAATATTTACTTTGTATCTATATTTTGTTTGTGTTACAAATTCTCTACCTTGTGATGCATCAACAGAAATATTTTGTGGTACATCTTCGGTATATGATTGTTTTAATAAATATATCTTTACTCTTTCTTTAATATAATTATTATCCTTATCTAATCTTGTTCGTACTGAGTTACCATTTTTACCATATACTCCAAAACCTAATCGTGAAATAGAATCAGGTTCCATTCCAATTTGAGTAAAGACTTCGGTTGATTCATATTGACCTTGTAATGAACCTGTAAATTCTGCATCAATAGTTACTTCAATACCACCCATAGTTGAACCACTATTTCGTGTAATTGTTCCAACTAAATTAATATCATCATTCGCAATAATAGTAGAAGAGTAGTTATCATTAGTAGCAGTTAAATTAATATCAGCTTCAGCATCAATTGTAGATTGATATTGTGAATTATCTCCAGTTAATATAGTATCATTTGATGCATCTATTATTGTTAATAACCCTTCGTTTGATGCTATAGCATTAATATCTTCATCTACATTTATAGTTACAGAATAATCTCTTTTTTCAGATGTTGGTTTATTCCACTTCGTCTTACTTCTTTCTAAGATGTGTGGTTCTATCAACAACCCACTTGAAACTTTTGCTCGTGCGGGTACAAGAGATTCTAACGTATCAAATAAAGATTTATCAATATAACGAACCAATTGAATGTATTCGTTGAAATTTAGAGAATATCTATCAAAATAATAATTTCTTAAACTTCGTAATTCTCTATACTCATCAGAATATTCATCACTTGGGTTACCAATATAATTATCAATACTAAATGAACCCAATGATTTAAGAATATCCATGTTAATTTCTTTAACAGGAGAAAAGAACAAACCTAATCTATCGGTATCAATCGGAGATTGGTCAAGTGATTTTTTAGTTGCTCTTTGTCTGTAAGATAAATCAGCAATTTTAGTTTGGGATTCAAACCTAACTTTATTTCCAACGTTAAATCCACTTGAAGGAACATTTGCAGTTACTGTTCTATCATATGGAGTATATTGATATGGATATGTTGTATCATCAACAAACATTGAAGCAGTTGCATAAGATTCACCATAAAAACGATTTATTGAAACGTTTTTAATATAAGGGTCTCCACTTGTACTTCTATTTTTTGGATACTCAAAATCTAATCTAAAAATTAAATCTTCAGTTGAAGAAGAAATGTGGTTACCATCAATAGCATCTGGTAATAGTGTGTGATTATCAACTCGTGATTCAGATAAAGCAGTAGTCCATAATCTAAATTCATCTACCGAAGCAGTAAGTGTACTTCCACCAATTTCTATATTACTACCACTTGTCCATCCACTTACTCCACTAATAGTTAATGAACCACTTACGTTTGTTCTTAATCTTTCTTGGAATCCTTCTTTAGCATAAAATGTAAATACATCATCACCACCAGTTGTTGTTTTATTTACAACAACTTGAGTATATTCATCATTAAAGAAAGAACCACTATCAGTTGATGCGGAATATAAAGTACCACTTCCACTAACTCTTAACTCAAAGTGAGCCATAGAACCAGTATCTTTTAATAAATGCAATGACCATTCAGAACCACTAATAACTTGTTGGTCTTGTCTTTGGTCTGTATTTAATCTAATTTCTACTGAATTTGGATGGTCTGATGTTTCTGAATATTCTTTCCAAGGTACTATAATAGAAGCTGAACCACTTATGTTTATAGAAGCTGTTCTATCTTCGTAAGTAAAATTAGTTGTACCAGCTGTAGTTGGGTCTTGTGGTCCACCAAACTCCATTACAGTTAATAATGAAGCAGGAATACCATAACAACTAAGAGCAGCATGTACTGCTCTCTTTGTACCCTTATGTTTGTATAGATATGGTAAGTTGTTTAATAATCTTCTCCAAACTTCTTGTTGTCTTTCCTTACCACTCATGGAAGAAATCTGAGTTCCATCAGAATGTTTACCAAATGCATATTCCCACAAGAATTGAGATTTAACTCCCATATCTGCATTCCAACCTAAAGATTCTAACATATGATAAATTAAATCATTGTTAATACCATTTTCAAATTTATTTTCTAACTTCTTAGATTGAGATATTCCTTTAATATGTGTCCATAAAATATCAAAATGCTGACCAACCATATCAAAGAATAAAATGAACTCTGAGTTATTTTCATCATTTGTAATATGTTTTGGTAAGTTATATGTTAATCTTGAGGTATTGTAGTTATCATATTCAACAGCTGATGAAAGTATTCCAGCATACCAATTAGTAACACTTGAATCAGTTGATGATGATAATTCTGTTTGTCCCGCTCCAGGATATGTTAACCCACCAATAGATGATGAGGTGTATAAGAATTTTTCAAATGCATCAAAACCTTTTTTAACATCATTAATTTTTTCAAGTTTTTTATTAGCATCATTTACAACTGCCAACGAACCTGTCCAATTTGAACCTGCACTACCTGAAGTAAGAAGTTCGTATTGACCTTCGTATGATTCTATTAATTTAACTTTATAGTAAAAATTTTCTACTCGTTCCGCGGCTGATGAATATTTTATAAAATCTTTCCAATTATAATCTTCATCTCCTGCAGATATTAATATCGAACCAGATTCTATTGTAGATTGTGTTACGAAATTAATGTTAAGATTTTCTAAAGAAAAGTTGCTTGATGATATAAATTGATTAACAACTTCAGTAGATGAAGTAGAACCACTTGCTATTAAATCATCTAATATTTGATACCCAACATCATCATTTACTTCTAAATTAAAATTTGGTGTAAGTGGAGTACAAGCATTTACAATATCATCTAATATTGTAATTTGGTCTATTAGTGGTATCGATTGAATTTTAGAAATCCAAATAGTATCATTTGTACCAATATTTCTTGGAAGAGGTTCGTATAACTTTAATACTAACGCTTTTTCTTTTTTTATTAATTTTTGTCTATTGGTAGTTTCATCGATTTCAAACTCAGATAAAGTATCTTCATCAATTCCCCAAGTAGCAATTAATTTATTATCACCATCACCAAGATGTAAATAGTGTGTTAAGAAAGGTGATATATATTCATTAAATGTAGATTCATTAAATTGACGAGAGAATGCAGATTTAATATCCGAAACTACTTCTGCTCTTCTTAATGTTAAATCTCCTTTATCAAAGGTAATATTAATTTCTTCAACCTTACCTTCTGTTAATTCATCACCCTCTTCATTGAATGGAACTAATAGTAATGTAATTTGACTTACATCTCTATTTGAAAATATCTGGTTTCCACCTTTTCTAATTAAGCTACCAACATTAAATGAAGTAGTGCCAATCGCAGGAAATTGTCCTAAATTATAATCATTGGAGTATTTACCAACATAAATTCTAATATAGTTTGTATTAATAGATTGCCAACTAACTTGAAAATCTACATCAGTTCCTTTAAAATCTGCACCTTGAATATTTTGTGGGTAATTAATCGTAGTAATATCTGGTCCAGGTAAGTAAGCTTTACTTTCTACTGTTATTACTACTTTTTGAATATCACCACTACCACCTCTAGCAGATACTGGTTGTAAGTAAAGTGTATATCTTCCTAAACCATTTGTAAAATCATTCTTAGTAAGTTTAATAGTTCCATTTGGTGAAATGGATTTTTTTACTTTTCCAAGTGTATAAATTACTTCTTCCGCATTTGATGACGTATAACTTATCTTAGTTACATTATTATCTTGTGCGGTATTAAAGATTACAGAATTCTGATTTACATTTAATAAAGGTGTACTTGGTGAATCCTGTACTGATATAGATTTAGCAACTGTAACTTTAAAATTATTTGCACCAGGTAATAACTCAAATTTTGAATCTATTTGTCTTGCAGTTCTTTGATTAGTACCATTCTTAAACTCATATGTTGCCTTATGTGTATATTCTGAAATACCTTGTCCAAAAAATTCTATAAAAGGAGAGTCCTGTCCTTCAGTTTGTGTAAAGGTAAATTCTACATAATCATCTTCATCAAGTACATATCCAAGTTGACCATAGTTTGTTCTATATTGTATGGTTTCATCATTTGGAACATCAGCAATAATTCTTACAGAATATTTTGTAGTTCTTCTTTCATTTTGAACATCACCACCACCATTATCAATTACAACATCATCCTCATCATCTTTGATAATAGAATCTTGCTTTAATGAAAACGGAGTATTAATTGTTACTACTCTATTTTTAAGAAATAACGAATTTGTAATCTCCCCAGGTTTCAGAATATTTTGTTGTACCCATCTACCATTTACCTTTTTTTCAACAAGAATTTCATAGTAATTATTTACTATTTTAGTAAGAGGAGCTACTGTAAGTCTGGTTGGATTTAAATCTCGTGATACTCGTTGAGGAGTAATTTCATCAAATCGAAGATTCAAGTTATTAAACCCACGACCAAGTCCACCAGATGTTCTTATTGGATTTATATTTCCTTCAAATGCACCACCTCTAAATACATCAGTATTAAACTCACCAAAGCCAGTACCACCAAAAAATTGTTTGTTACCAAGGTCATCATTAAATTCTCGAATACCATCTCCAATAAATGGACGTGGTGGTAGTGTTGGTCTATCTGGTACTGATATTATAGGAAGTTTTTTTACTGGTACTTCGTATGATTTTTTATAAGCAGATATTTTATATTCATCTTTTGAAGTATATCCAGATTTTTTTACTGTTATTAATTTTGGAGTTAATAGTTCTTTTTCAGTAAACTCTAACACATGAGTAGTTGATAATGAAGTAGATTCTCCATTTACAAAAACAGTAGCAGCTCCATTATTAGAAGTTACCGTTACTCGTACAGGTGCGTTGTAATTGTTATAAGTACTGATAGGTTCTACTGTTCGATATCTACAAGTACCATTATTAAAGGTAGCCTTTGGATTATAATTAAGAGCAGTTCGGTCAGTACAACCAGGTACAACTTTTATAATAGGTTCTTCTATTGGTTCGAAGTATAAACAAGTACCATTATCTTTAGTTGCCCTTGCATTGTAATTTTTTGCTTTAGGGTCAGTACATCCACCGATAATAGGTGTACTACTACCACCTCGGCCTCCACCTCCACCACCTCGGCCGATTGGGTCTAACAGCACCTCAGTAGAACTGCGAAATCCATTCCATTCTTCACCATATTGTAGGTCATCTCTCCCGGAATCGAAATCTCCCAAATCTCGGTCAAATATGTTTCTGTTTCTTGCCATTTAGTATCCTAAGTTACCTATATAAATATTTTTATCTAAAGTTTCTATTATTCACTATTCTATTTACAAAATCACCTCTGTTTGTAAACGGGTTTACATTATTACCACCCAATGTTAAACCATCATCTGTAAAGACTTCTTCTCGGAAACCACCTCCGCCTCCGCCTCCACCACGGCCGCCACTATTTGGTGGTTGAGGTGTTGGGTTAGGTCTTGGTGGTTGAGGTGTTGGCTTTGGTGTTGGCTTTGGTTTTGGTTTTGGTCTATTATATACACAAGCCCCCGCCTCTCCATAGTTTATTGCATTACGGTCAGTACAACGTAATCGTGGTTGTGGATATCTACAAAGACCAGGTTGTCCATAGTTTAATGCCTTACGGTCATTACAAAGTACTGGTGGAGGTGGAGGGTCTGGATACTTACAAGTTCCATCATCTTGAGTTGCGTTTGAATTGTAATTTACTGCTTTAGAATCAGTACATCCAAGAATTGGTTCTAATCTTATTTTATACTTACAAGTTCCATCCTCAATTTCAGCCAATCTATTAAAGTTTAAAGCTGTAGGGTCCGTACATCCGAATATTTTTCTTGGTGGCGGGTCTATTATTGTATTACATGCACCACTTTTAACAATAGTAACTCCTGGTATTGGAGAAATTGTATTTTCTATTGCACAAACTACTACACTTTCACCTATGTCAACAGTTGAACTTGTTTTATTATTTCCAAGTTTATCTTTATATGTAAATGTAATTGGGTTTCCTTTACGGGTAAACAATCTATCTTCGAATTTAACTTCGTTTCTATATCCATCCTTACCTTTACCTCGTTCCCTTAATATTTGTAGAAAAGGTCGAGAGTCAGTATTATAGGTTACATTGGTAACTATATAACTAAAAATCTTTGGTTCTGGCTTTCTAACCTTTGGAACTTCTCTAATATCTCCTTTAAATTTATAAGTTCCGATATCATATGTAATTTTAAATGAATCATATTCATTACCACTTGCAGATTTGATTTCACCTTTTTGTTTCCATTTCCAGTCAGCAGTTGGTGACCAGACATAGTAAGTTTTTGTTACTTGTCTTGGAGTTTGTTTATATTGACAACTACCATCATCTTCTTCCGCCTTCGGATTATAATTTAAAGCGGTACGGTCTGTACAACCTTTTATTGCAGGTGGGTCAACTATAATATCAGGTATTTCTTCTTGTTCTATTGGGTCAATATCTCTTCTACCATAAGAACAACTACCATCATCTTCTTTTGCAGAAGGGTTATAGTTTTTAGCTTTCGGGTCCATACATCCCCTAACAACTGCATCTATTGTACTTGGTATGGTAGATTCAAATTCAGTATTTGAAACAGCTGATTTTAAAATTTCTTTTACTTTATCAAATGATTCTTGTTCCTTTTTAGTAAGACCACTAACTTCTCGTATATCTCGTTTTGGTAAATAATATTCTATTGAATTAGTAAGACATTGCATTGCAGTAATTCGAATAGTAGGTATTGATAATTCAAGTTTTTCAGATTTACCAATCGGTTTACCATAGTTTATATCTAATATATTCCAAACTCTACCATTAATAAAGTTTTTCATAGATTCTATATATCTATCTCGAATTTGTTTGAATAAAAATTCTACATCATTTACTTTAAATTCTGATTTTATTAAATTAATATATTGTCTACCTTCTCTAACTTGTCCTTTACTTCTAATAAAAGAATCAAATGCAGTTTGAACATCTACATTTTCTATAAAAGGAATTGCTGCGTAAATTGTATCATCTCTAAAATTACCACCATCGGTAAAAATACCATATCTTTTTAATAAATCTTGATTGTTTTTATTTTTAAGAGGAAGTACACGAACTTCAGTTCTACTTGGTGATATTTCATGTATCCATAATTTATCAGTATTTACTTCTTCTGAACCTACTCTTCTGTTTAGTAGAGTTACTTGTGTTTTAAAAATACCATTAGAATATCCTGCTTCAGAAATCAATCTTTCTAAATCAATTAAATATTCACCAGCTCCGTTTCTTTTTTTAGTATAATTGTTATCTGATATTAAAAAATATTCATTAAAATTGGCATCATCAATACTAATATATCTGACCATCTTACCATCTTCACCTTGAGGCAGTTGATTATCATTTGAATCATATAGAATGAATTCAATCATATCAGAATACCCCATTCCAAAGTTAGATTTTTTGATTTCTTTTTCAAAAATATTTCTATCTTCAGAATCTACGAGATATCCTCGTCTGTCTAATATTTCTTTAAAATTAGTTATAGCCATAATCTATTAGGTTTTTCTTCTACTTCTTGCCTGCCAGTAATGAGTTTTTATTTTTAATTCTTCACCTGTATTTGGATTTTTAAATTTAATTAAAGTTTCATACGTTCCCTTACCAGTACTACCTCTTCCCAATGTTATACTTTTTTGTCCAGGGGTTGAACCAGCATCTGGACTCTTTGGTATGGTCAATGAACTCGGAACACCAGTTAACCACTTTCCTGTTTTAAGAACCTCTTCAGTAACATTTAAGGTTACACTTTCATCTCCAATATTAAAGAAATCAAATACCATACCAGATAAAATTCCCTTTGGGTCTTTCTTTCTATCGTCCCAATAAACAGGCCATTGTGGTTTGATATTTTTATTACTCGCCTTAGATGCCCAAGCTATATTTCCTTTAACTTCATATTGAGGTCTGTCTCCAACAATATCTAATAAATTAGTTTTCTTTGCCTGTTCCAATCTTTGTTCAGCAGCTTCAGCTTGAGCTTCAGTAACTTGTTGTTGTATTTCTGCCTGTTGTTGTAAGGATTGTACAATATCCTGTTGAGCAGTTAACTGAGCCTGAAGGGTTTCTTTTTGAGCCTGTAATCCTCTAACTTGAGCAGTTAAAGAAACTCTCTCAATACCTTCTTTCGTTCCTCGTATTATCGAATTTTGATAATCCTCAAGTAATTGATTAAACCTAACTAAGAGTGTATCTAACTCTGCTTGTTTTGCATCTACTTGAGCTTGTAAAGAATCTATCTGAGTTATTAATCCATTTATCTCACCTTCTTGGGTTTGTACTATACTTTGTTCATTTGCTAATTTAACTGATAAATCTTGTATTTGTAGAGAACCAGAATCAAACCTTTCTTGTAATCTATCAAACCTTGGCTTTGGTATGAAATCACCTTTTTTTTGTTTTTTTGGTTTGATTAATTCATCAACTTTTACATCTACTGCCTTTTTAAGTTCTTCTTCGTTGTAGATAGGTTTTTCTAAAAATCCAGAAGTTTCACCCGCAAAAGAATTTTGGTTAATGTTTAATACATCTTCATCCTTTATCGGAGGTAGTTCATGTTTATATCTTGGTGAAACTGTTTTTTTAGTAATAGGTTCCTGACCATATGGTTTGAATGGAATCGGTTTTTTTATCGGAGTAGGTATATTTTTTCTTTTTCTTCTAAAAAATTCTTCTGCATCTCTTGGAGGTAATGATGGGGGAATTTGTTTACCTTGTAATCTTCGCACAACAATACCACCAGCTTTATCTCGTGGAATAGCAGCCGAACCTTTTTTTACAAGTTCATCAATTCTAAATCTATCTTTTAATCCCATTTTAATTCTCTACGGTAAAAGTTAAATCCCTATCTTCAAAGTATTCAATTATACCACTTCTATCAACTTTAATTTCAATATAATAATCTCTGTTAATTTCCCAATTTGTTAAATTGAGTTTAAAGTAGTTTCCATTTGAATCACAAGATACTTTTGTATAATCTCCAAATGGAATTATTACTTCTTCTGTAATAGCATCCTTTACTTGATAATAAGTAGTAGATGGTAAATATTTTACATCAGTATAAGAATATCGGTTGGTATATGTTTTGAGAGGGTATTTCTCTCTACCAAAAACTCTGATTTCAGGTTTACTTCCACGCTTGTATCTGGTCTTTAATCTTTTGAAGGTTACATGAATATCATCAGCGGTAAGTTCTGTTAATGAGCCAGTTGAGAAAGAAGAATCGTCCCAACCAATTCGTATTTTAGGCTGGTATATTGTATTTGTTTCTTTCGAGAAAAACTTTATTTGTCCATAATCTTCAGTATCGTTTTCTAAAACCGAATCATGTTTTATAATAAATCCTTCATTTGGAATAGAACCACTTATCCATGAGTTTAGAGAAGTAATTACATTCATTTCAATATCAGAAGATTCATATGAAAAATTTTGAGATGAAGCTGAACCAGTGTACCAAGTTCCTCCCTTTCCATTAAAAGAGCCTGTTGTACCTGTAGCATAATCTGCAATCAGCCAATCTGTATTTGTAGTTCTTTTGTTCCAAGAAACACCATCTGTTGTAATATCATCGAAACGAGTTCCAATTCCCATATCCCAAGATTGAGAAACAGGATAAGCATAGATTGTATAATCAACAGGAATTTCAGATGATTCTACTTCTTTTAAAAGTAGTTCAGCAGAACTCATTGTTACATCACCACTAGCGATAGATGATGAAAGATTAGTTGTTTCAAACTTAATTAAAGTTCTAGCAGTATCTTTAAGATTCCCATAATAAGTTTTGGAAACTTCTAATACTTCATCTAACCCAGTGTTCTGAGTTGGTTGTTGTAAGTAAATCGTTGCATCTTTAGATGCTGTTACAAAGTAATACATTATAGAACTCTCCCTTTTATATCTTTATTAGGAAATTTAACCTCAAAGACCGATGGGTCTAAAGATGGATATACCATTTTCCCTTTTGTTGCATCTGATATATTATATGAATGTACAGAATAATTACCTAAACATTTATTTGTAATTTCGCATTTCGGTACTGATTGTACACCCTCTACACCAGCAATTGTTAGTTCAACTTCAGAAATATTAATAGGCATATTAAATGTCCAATTATCAATATTAAAATATTCTTTCAATTCAGATATACATTTTGCAAGAACTTCTCTTTTATTATATCCTCCATATGTTCTTATTTCAAAATCCACTCCAATATTAATAACAAAACCATCGATAATATTTACACCATCGGTTAGCATTCTAAATTCACTAATATAAGTTTTTAAGTTTTCTTTAACAGCTCTATTAAGTGTTGATAGATTTTTGTTAGAATTATATCCAAGTACATATAGATTTATTGCAAACGGATTATTCTTTTCACCAGGATTGTTTTTCTTACCACCTAAAAATCTTTTTATTTCATCTTTAATTTCCTGCTCAGTTGAATTACTTTCTTTAAGAGATTGTACCAATCCTGCAAACTCTTCTAATGACTCTGGGTTATTAAGTATAGATGATGGGGAATTGTTATCTAATTCACCATCTGGTGCACAATATGCCTTTGCGATACCACCATATTTTGGTGGTAATGCTAAAGCTCTTACTTGGTAATCTTTACGAGTTACTGCTCTGTTCTGAGAACCAAACATTGCGAGAGAATTTTCTCTTATTTCCTCAATCGTTTCTGCACCTCTACCACCTGTTGCTGGTTCTTCATTATCAACCGCAACTGAACTTTTAATTCTATTGTATAATTTTAAATCATCTCCTACAAAAGTTTTAACATCATCATCAAACTCAATTCTATCGATTGTTGTTAATTCACCTTTGGATACATTCGATTCAACGCCACCACCAACTAAATATCTCACAGTTAGTGTTGTGTTTGATGGGGCCTGTCCATACGATTTTGTAGATAAAAAATTAGATGGGTCAAATGATGCTCCCAATCTATCTATTGATGAATTTAATCCCAATCCAACATTTTTAAAGTTTGGTATAAGAGTTTCATCCGAAGAGGTTGAATTACCACCACCAAAAATAATACTTGTTGTATTATCATCATTTCTTTTAGTAACAAATCTTCTTGAAGTTTTTAATAATTTTAAAACACTTGGAACAGAATCTTTAAATTGATATAAATCTTTATCCGTTTGAGCATCGTTAGCATAATCTACATATACCATCTCTTGTGCAAGATAAGGAACTTCATACCATTTATTTCCATTTGTATCTCGAACATCGTAAATATCAATTACATTTTTATCAGCAATATCAATTTTTGAAAATTTCTTAGGTGTAGTATATGTTACATTTATAGTTTTTAATGTAGCAGATATTGCCTTTACTTTCTTTTTAATAAGATATTGTGTAGGTTCGTTTGTAGATGGAGTTCTACTATAAACAGTAATTTCTCTATCAGTATCATCATTAAAATCTACCAATTCTGTTGTTCTAAACTTGGTATTTGTTTTAGATGAATTTATACCCATACCTTCTTTAATTCTAAGGTAGTATTCAGAATCAGGTCTAATATCAGCACCAGAACCAATTGCGGGTACTAATTGATATACAGTTAGTGTAACAATAGAAGGTGAAGTAACTTTTGGTTTATATCCTAAATAATTTGCAAGAGCTATTACATTTTGTTTATCTTCCGCATACATCATTAGTGATTCTTTTAAAGAATCATCTGTATAATAAGAAAGTATATCTCCAAGATAGGATGCCATTTCAATAAACATCATACCTGGAGATGCTTCATTAAAATCAGAATAAGTTTGTGGGAAATATGTTTTTGCGTATTCAAGTAAATTAGCTCTAAACTTAGAGAAATCTTTACTTAGATATTTTATATCCCTTCCCTTATTACTTTTTGTTGTTGCTGAATTTAATGCCATCTTTTATTATCCTTGTACTGTAAATGTTAATTCTTGTAAATCAATTTCTGAACCAACTGTAAATGTAAGATTCAAATTAGCTTGATTATTATCTCGTAACTCATTTGTAATCTCAACTTCAATATCTTTTATATCTATATACGGTAACCAAAACGATACACTATCTAAAATCGTTTTTTTAAGCAAATCTTCAAATCTTTCATCATCTATCTGTTCAAATAAAACACTATGTAATCCAGAACCAAAATTAGGTTGCATTACTCGTTCACCTTTTGCAGTTAATAATAAGTTTCTCAAATTTGTTTTTGCCTGTTCTACTGAAGTGAACGCTTGTTCAAAGAACCCAGTCTCACCTCTTTTTAAAGGTAGGGTAATACCGTATGCATAAGAATCAAATTCTTCTCCATCTTTTACTACTTTTCTACCAAGAACATATGCCATATTATTATTTCCTATTTAAAAAATTGTTGAAGCACTGCCATTATAATAACAATTCCCATTACTACTATAATCAATCCATCAACCATTATCTTTTAAACTTTTTAACAAGTTCAGAATTATCTCTATTTAGAATTCTATCTAAACCGGGCAATCCTGTTTGAACACCAAGTCCTGCTTTACTTGGTCCTTTTGTCATACTACCATAACCCATTTTCTGTGCCATCTGAGCTCTCATCATATCAGTACCACCTTGTGCACCTTGAGAGTTAAATGTTACAGTTTTATCCATACTTTCATTTACAGGTTGTTGGAATTTATCTAATACAGATTTTTGTTCCATACCACCTTTTCTTTGTGCAGATGTAAATGGTTGTGTGTTATTTAATACCTCATTTAAAACAGAATTTTTTGTAAACTGTCTTTTAGGTTGTTCTCTTTCTTCTTGTAAAACCTGTTCTGCCATTTGAAATGGGTCTACTTCTTCTTCCACGAAATGCGTGGAGGAAGCGGCAACACCTCCCTTCTCCTCCAATAGAGTTTTGACTCTACGATTAACCTCCTCTTCTAAAATCTTTGGAAAAGTTTTAGTAAGGAACGATTCATGCTTTTTAGCTACTTCAGCTTCTACAATAGTTTTGATAACTTTTACTAATTGTTTCGAATCCATTTTAATTTATTTTCTTTTATCTTAATATAAATATATTCTTTTGTTTTTTATAGTTGTTTAACCAGGAACAGTATATCCATTTGCGATTAAAACACCAGGTGCTATCGGTGGTGGTACTCCTGGATATTGTGAAACAGTAGTATATTGAAATACCAAAGTAGTTATGTGTGATTGCATAGAAGATATTAATAAATCCAAAAATAAAGAAGTATTATCAGTTGGTGTTAACGGCCCAACAGGTGTCCAACTACCTGGACTCATACACAGAGCACTGACGGTTGTTATATTTACAACAGCTCCAGCCGCAGGAGTAATAGGAGGTGCACCAGGTTGAAGAAAAGCGGGTGACCAGTAAGAAAGTACCGCCTTTCCAATATCATCTATAAACGTATGCTTTCCTTCTCTTTTTGTTAACGCAATAGTACATGCGGTTGCAACCAATGCATTCATCGTAGGAACGTTACCATTTAATAATGGAATTAGATTTATTGTTTGATATCCTCGTTTTATACAAGAATCATATTCAGTAGTTAGTTTAAGTGCAAAATCAGTATATGCCCCGATTCCATTTTGATTGGACATATAGTTTAACATATTTGCTTTAAACGTTTGGAAAGACATTTTACTCCGTATAGTTTAACGTAGATAAAAATGTATCTAACTTTGATTTAATCTGATTAAAAGCTGGAGCGTTTGTTGGACCAGGTGATGTTGGGCCTGCAGGTGTCATGAATATTTGTTTATTTATTTCATCAATTAGCTGTTCTAATAGTGATTTTAAAGTTTCACCTCGTACTAATGGCTCCGTTGTTTCTTCGGTATTTAAATAAATTTCACCAGCACCCCCAAGTATGTATGTATTAAAATCATTAGTAGTAATCCTAACATCTCCATTGAAATCCATATCAGCACCATCTAAGCCATTATCAATAGTAAGTTTACCATCGGATATGAATGAATACTGACCTTTAGAATAAAATATCATCTCAGAATCTTTAGATGATAAAATAAGTCTACCAGTATTAATTAAGATTTGGTCAGTACCTTTTAATTCTTCGGGTGGTTCATGATATACTGGTTCGGTTTCAAATGGGATATCCTCTGTACCAGGTGTGAATCCTAACAAATAATCACCACTTGTAATTGCAATAGTAGAACCATCTTCTACTACATCTTCTTCAGTAATTTCAAATTCTTTTAAATCTTCAATTGATTTATCGTTTTGCCTATTTCTAATTATAATAGTTGGAGCTAATACATTTTCTTCATTATTATATCCACTAAAACGAATTGATTGGCCAAATCGTGATTGTATAACTTTATCACCTTCGTAATATTTTAAAGGATTTATTTGAGTTGCTTCAAAATATTCACCAAGTTTATTTTTTCTATCTTCATTGCCACCTCCATTTGGTGTACCTGTTGCAGAGGTTTCTCCATATTCTGATGAATTATTCTCTGTGTTCTCACTTGGTAATCCTAATAATAATGCATCTTCAACGGCATTACCTTTGTTAATATCAATGTTAAATATTCTTTTGTAATGATAGTTTCCACCTAATCGAATTAATTCAACAGTTTCTCCGAGAATTGGCAACCCCTCTTCACTATCATATGGTGGATAAAAAGGAACATCAGCTAAATCATATGAGGTATCTCCTCGTTCTACGATTTTTGCATAACCTAAAAGAGATTCTTTATCAGATACCGAATCTGAAATATCATCTGGTATTGTAATTGTATCAAATTTAGAATCATCTAAGTGAACAAATACAACAACACCTGTTTTAAATTTTCTTGCAAATAACTTATCATTTTTATTTCCAAAAAAACTACTATTAGATGATGACGTTCTTTTACTCATTACTTACCTACCTTTTGTTTAAGTTCTTCTATTTCGTTTGTAAGTTCATCAACTTTTGATTCTGTTTCATCATGTACTTCTGCAATTGTATCATCCAATTGTTTTAGAAGTTGTTCTTTTTCTTCATCGGTTAAGAACCCACTATCACCTTCTGCTTTGTGCTGAGCACCAATGATTCGTTGGGCAATTGCTGCCATCTTGATTAAGGCATCATCGTTCTTTACTGAGGTATCTACCAAATCTTTGATGATAGGTCCAATAACTGCCATATCACCTGCGTGTCTGATTACTTTTTTCATCTCAGCAATTAATTCTGAGATTCTTTGTTTCTTGTTTTGTTGGTTATCATAGATATCCTTGAACAATCCACTTAAATTTTTTCCTGGGAATAATTCAAATTCTGTACTCATGATTTTTCCATATTATGTTTAATATAAATATACTAAACAAAAAAACCTCTCCGAAGAGAGGTTTAGTTCTTAACGCGTTCTGAAATTATTAAGTTTAAAATTTACTTCTTAATAATGTGGTAAAGTACAAAAGCACCAACCAGTCCTAATAGACCTTCAGCACTCAAACTTCCCAATATACCCATGATGTTATCAACTACTGATACATTTGGCCAGAAAGGAATGTTTGCACCTTTGAATAATACTTCAAGTACTACTCCAAGAGCGATGATACTAATACCGATTTTTGTTAATTCATCAGCCCATGAGCCGATTTTATTTAAAAAATCCATATTGTTCTCCTTTGTTTATTTTAAGAAAAATAACTTTTTCATATTCCAAAACAGCGGATATCCAATAAATAACTATTGTATATATGATAAAAAAAGTTCACTTTTTATTTTCACACCGATTGTGTGAACTCTATTGGGTGTCAAATAAAAAACCCAACTTTTTTAGTTGGGTTTTTGTTCTTAGCCACTTTATTCTACGACCAAGTCATTTTAATCATTTAGAGCCACTATTGACCTTAGTCTTTCAATTTCTGCTTTCATTCTGTGATACTCTATCTGTTCATAAGTATAACGAGGATGTCCTTTAGGTTTAATCCACACTAACTGACCTTTGTTATACAACGCCTTTGTTCCTACATCATCACTCCAATAAGAGTGGACTAATAATTTGCCATCTTCTGTTCCGATGTATGTTCCTTTTTGGTGTATAGAACCATCTTCGTTGTAAGCTCTATACTCGTAAAGATTGTCATCTATCTGTGTAATAACTTTGGATTCTTGTCCTAAGAGTGGAATGGTACACAGAGAAAATAATAGGATTGCTATTATTTGAACAATCTTTACTTTGAATAATTGTTCATTCATAATAATTCCTTTTTAATATAAATATACCAATGTTAAGAAATTGTTACGAAAATGTAAAATTAAGTGTTATATGATTGTTTTTCTAATTACAAAATTATCCATAACAAGAATATCCATTTCACAATTTAAAAACGTTTTAATAGCATCTTCTGGGGTTAATACCATTGTTTGGTCTTTTAAATTAAAAGATGTATTAACTACAATAGGATACCCATTATCAATCTCAAGTTGTGTAAGTAAATTATATATTCGAGAATGTTGTTTTGAATCTAAACTTTGTATTCTTGCTGAGTTATCAACATGAGTAATAGCAGGTAGTTTATCGATGTACTCTTCTTTAACTTTTACCACCTGATTCATATAAGGTACAACTCTTTGGTATTTAAAATATTTTACTTGAGTTTCTCTTTTTACAATAGGAGCAAAAGGCCTGAATCCTTCTCGTTTCTTAATTACTCTATTTAAACGAGATTTCATTTGAGGGTCTCTTGGATTTGCAAGTATAGAACGATTACCCAATGCTCTTGCACCAAATTCAATTTGTCCCTCAAACCAACCTACAATTTGCCCATCTGTTATTTCTTTTGATATAGTTTTTATCAAAGATTGGTTAGTATGATATTCGCTGTACACATATTTTTTATATTTCTCAACCACATCAGCACAATCTTTTCGTTTATAACTTGGTCCAAGATATGGGTTACTATTATCTTTTCTTAAAGAAGAATTATTCAAATAAAAATATTCTAAAGCACAACCAATTGCAGAACCAGCATCAGATGGTGCTGGTGGAATCCATAAATTATCAAATCGTGTTTTTTCTAATATCTTTCCATTAGCAGTTCCGTTATAAGCACAACCACCACTCAAACAAATATTTTTTGTAGGATGTAGTGTGCTAACATAATTTAATAATTTAAAAAAATATGTTTCATAAATCAGTTGTACTGCCGCAGCTAAATCTTTATGTTTTTGTGTAAGTGGTTCATCTGGTAATCTATTTATGATACCAAGTTCTATACCAAGTTTTTCATTAAACATATGTGTATCTGACCAATCATATGTAAAATAATCCATATTGATTTCAAACTTGCTATTTTCTTTTTCTTTAATAATATTTTTAAATCTTTTAAAAAATTTAAAAGGATTTCCATATGGAGCTAAGCCCATAACTTTATACTCACCTTCATTTGGTTTGAAGCCAAGAAAAGCTGTCATTGCTGAATAAAACATTCCTAATGAATGTGGGAAGTGAATTGTTTCTAATTTTTTAATTGAATTAGATTCACCAAGATATACTGAAGTAGTTTCCCACTCACCAACACCATCAACAGAAAATATTAAAGAATCTTTATAAGGTGATGTTAAATAAGAATATGAAGCATGTGATTGGTGATGTTCTGAGAAATATAATTCTGTATTAGAACCTTTATATAATTCTAAATTTTGGAGTAATTCTTTATATTGAGTTTTATTTCTTTTTATGATTTTTCTTCTATTAAAATAATTCAAAAACCCACCACTTTTAGTAGTAGTTTCTATTCTATCTAATTTTAATTCTGGTTTTTCATAAAAAGAAATACAACTAATATTATCTTTAGTAATATTGTTTTCCGATAATAACCACTCAATTGTTTTATGTGGAAATGCAGAATCGTGTTTTATACCCGTAAATCTTTCTTCTTCACAAGCTCCTAAAACTTTTCCATTATAAACTAAACATGCGGCACTATCATGGTAACCACAACTTATTCCTAAAATATAACTCATTTACAAATAATCTTTATCTATATATCTATTATCAGATTCTTCCCAAAAAGAAGATTGAGAAGAATCGAAGTCACCATGTTCAAGATATTCATTTAACATTTTTTTCTGATGTTGCTTCATTACATTTACAACTTTAGTAATATAATGAGTTTTACAATCGGTCATTTCTCTTATAAGTAGGTATAAGTGTTTTTTATTAAAGTTTTCTATGTGTTCACTTCTACGAAAAAGTTCTAATACAGCATCTGCGATTTGTAAATCTCTTTTCTTTGTAAAAACAAAATTTAAATTTTCATCCCAATACTTTAACATTATCGATTTAAATTCTTTAAACTCATCGTTCTCTTCTACTTCATAAAAATCATTTTCAGGATTCCATGTTTCTGGCATTTCTGATAAAAGAGCATTCTGTTTCCATCGTTTGTAGTTACCATTGTTTTTTAAAATCAAATGATTTTTTGCAATAATAGTAAAGTATGAAAATGCTCTACCCTTACCTTCTTTGTACATATGCATTTTTTCTACCATTGTAGAAACTACTTCAACTTGAATATCTCGTTTAGGAACATCAAAGTAAGTAAACTTAAATGTATTTAAAACATTCTCTGCTAGTTTTTCAAAAGGATATTTAATTTTTTCTTCATAAATTTTTGACCTTTTAATTGGGTCTTTGCATTTATTATATTCTATTATCGCTTCTTGAGCAGGAGTACCAAAGTATATTTTGGATTTTTTTCTTCTTGGTCTTGGCATATTATAATTGATTATTTAAATCTTCTACTATCTTTTTTAACTCTTTAAACGTAACTCCAACTTCATCATCTTTTTCAAATGCCTCTCTATTATCTAAAACTCTCATTTTCTCAAGAGCATTCTCTACTCTATCTCTAACTGAGATAACAGTTCCAACAACTCTATCTTCGAGTTGTTCATTTTGACGTAATAAATTCCGTATTCCAATAAGGAATATAATATTCAGTAAAACTGAAATACCTACAATGATGTTGTAGGTAGTAAATATTTCTAACATAACTTTTAATTTAATTTAATATCGTATCCGCTAAATTGTTTCATGTATGATGTAATCTTTGTACCATTACCATCACGAAACACTTTACCGTTTCTAAAGTATCTTTTAACAGAACCCTGTCCTCCAAGATGTGCAGCAGCAAGAATACCACTCTCTGTTATTTCCATTCCATTGATGGTTTTACCATCATAGATATCAATATAAGATTGTAGTTTTTCTTTGTTGTGATTTAATAAATCTATCATTGCTGAATCTTGTAGTTGTGGGTTATTAAGGAATTCTTTTTTGGTAACATTATATCCTAAACCTTTTAAAGTTGCTTTACCAAATTGGTATCTTCCCATATATCCCCAATTATTTGTGATATCATATCTGTTACCACTTTCTCTAAATCCAATATCATGTAAGAATCTTTGTAGTTCATCTTCATGATATTGTTTAATTCGAAGTTCCTCAGCTTCTTTTCTGAGTCTTTCTTCTTCTAACATCTGTTCCCATGTTGTGAGTTCAGTTGTTTTTTCTTTTGTAGTTGCGGAATCAATCATTCCGAATGATAATAGTGCAACTATCAATGTCAATAAAATAAGATTGGTGTTCTTCATACGGATTACTCCTTTTGTTAAACATACTTCTCTTACAAATATACAAAAATTTTTTGTATATTCCTAATAAATTGATAAAAAGTTTTTACGCTTCACCAACTGGTCCGAAGTAAAGACCATTCAGTTCCTCTTCTAAATTATCTGAGGATTCTTGATGTAATTTACCAATAACGCTTTCTGCTTTATTGATACTTTTCTGTATTCTTTGTTCTAATTCTTTTTCTGTAATCAATCCGTTTTCAAGTATAACTTCTACGAGAGTTTGCATGATTATATTTTGAGTAAGAATTCTATCGTTAAGATTTTTTATTACTGACTTTGATATTAAGCTCATCTAATAATTCCTTTATTGTGTTTGGATTATCATCTCCAAAAATTAAATCTCCAAAAGCTCTCTTTATAGATTTTTCATGATAACCCATAGCCGAAGCTAATCTAACACACATAACTTTGAATTCATTCATATCCATATCATCTGGTACATCGAATTCTATTTTCGAAGCTTCTCTTTGTATAGTTAAGAACTCTTCATCGGTATATCTAAATATAAGTTTTCCCATTTTTTATAATATTTCTGCACCTTGTTTTAATAATGGTTCTGCCTTTTTATATTTCATAAATTCAGTATCTCCATTTGAAAACTTTACCATTACTCTATCATTTCTACCATATTTTTTTGGTGCTATTACTGTTGTAGTATATCTCCTAATAGAGTCTGTTATAAGAACACCATTAAGATGGTCTATTTCGTGTTGTGCACAAACACACTCTAATAACCCTTCATCACTAAAAAACTCATTAGAATCCTTCCAAGGTTCTTTTTGGTCTGGTGAGAAAATAACAGTTCCTAAATTATCACACTCTACTGTAAAAGATTTAAACCTAACAGTCTTTACAGGTTTCTTCATTGATTTAGGAATAGATAAACATTGTTCTACATATGCAACTGTATCTTCTGATACTTCAGTTACTTTAGGGTTTATCAACACCAAAGGTTCTTTTACATTGATTACGCAAGCACGAACATCTAAACCAATTTGATTTGCGGATAAACCAATCCCACCATGTTTTGTTAGCTCTTGTAGCAGAGTTGTAGAGACTTCGTTAATCTCTTGTTGACTCATTGGTTTTGCTTCCAATGGAGTTTTAAGTTTATTCGGTTCTTTTATTAATTTCATTCTTTAACTAATTTTTTTGTTGTATAATCTCCACCGAAAGGTCTTTCGTAAACGGTCTTACCTCCATCTGGTGATTCATATATTTTTAAATCTTTATATTGTTCTAATGTTTTTTTATTATTCCAATATAATTCTCTAACTTTCTTTCCTAACTCCATATCGTTTGGAGTTTCTTTAACTAACTTTTCAATATTCATAGTGGTTATATTATATTAAATTAAACTGCGGTATTGTTATATTTTTCAAGGAGCCAAGATGATGATTGAACTTTATTACCCAATCCCCAAACCATATCGATGCCATATCCTTTACAAACATCTTCTTCAGTTGCAGGAACTCCTCCAGCAACTCTATCACCACCATTACCAAACGCCATAACTCCTTCTTCCCAAGTTCCTCTTTCTCTCATCCACTTGTGTCTTGCAGAGTCAATAAAATCTACAGCGGTTTCATCGTTTTGGATTTTAGGATTCATAATATAAACCCAATCTACTCCCTTTATATTATCCATTACGAATGCTCTTTCTTTTTCATCCATAAAATATTTTCCTTTTTTATTTCTCAACCATCTATCGTTGTTGAGTCCAATCCAAACTTCATCTGCAAGTTCTTTTGCATTTTGGATACATTCTATGTGGCCTTTATGAACAGGGTCAAATCCACCACTAATTAAAATAACTTTATATTTTTTCATAATACAAATATACGAATTTTTTATTAATTAAACAAGCCTATATTAGTTTTTTTTTCAAATCACTTTTATTCTTGAAAGAATAATGTAAAAATAAATTATACATCCATTCCGATTTTAAAGGAGGTCTTTCATGTATTATACGATTTCCATATAAAATTATACCAGCATCTCCATTTTCTAAATTTAAAATAGTTTTGGGGTTTGTGTGTATGATAAGTGGATTTATAATATCATCAGATTTATCAACTTGAATACTCACAGTAACATCTAATGCTTCTCTATCCATGTGTGGTTTTAATTGATTTCCTTTTACATATTTTCTCATGTATGTATTTACTGGTATTAATTCTGTATCAATTTTTTCTTCAAAAATATTTTTTAAAGAGTCTAAATAATAAATAGTTGATTCTAAATTGTAGATATTTTTAATACCATAATCATTAAATCCAG